TATTCCTTTAAATCAAATGATGATGTCTATATGACAAAATTCGAATGTTGTGAAAAGTGTTATATTCAATGGGTTGAAGGTAGAGAAGAACGCTGGATGACTGGATGGAGACCAAATAAATGTTAGAAATTATTCAAGGATTAGCTCAAGCTGCTGCAAATGCTTATGATGGCGCACATGACGAGAGATATACTCTCGATGGCCAAACTCGTAAAGTTGGACTTCGTAGAGAAGAAGGGTGTCCCATTATGGACAAGAGAGTCAATGATGGATTTTCTGTTAAGTTTTACGGTAATAAAATGATAATCAATTACCAGTCCGACATCCGCCTTAAGGAAGTTTATGCTGGTGGTTTCGAGGACGAAATGATTAGAATGATGAACGAAGTGAAAAAATTTCTTCAAAAAGAATATAAAAGTATCACAGGAAATTCCGTAACCCTTACGACGGACGGAGAAGCTAAAATCATTGTACAATCAACATCTCGTGTTCGATCGTTTGTACAAGCATACCAGCACTACAAAATTTCTGGTGTTAAGGATGAACCAATTATGGATCCCGCTGTCGAAAGCAGTAGATCCGTTGCAAGAAAATTCATAGAGCAATTTAAGACCGCGAAGCGTCCTAGTAACGAATATATAAAGAAAAACGACAATCAAAAGAAATAGAAAAAATGAAATGGGATTTAAATTATCGAAAAAAGATATTGTAAAAGAGATTGTGAAGTCCGGAAAAGACCCTAAGTACTTCATCAATAACTATTGTCGAATATCTCACCCAATGAAAGGACTTATACCTTTCCAAACTTATCCATATCAAAACGATCTTATTGATGATTTTAATGATTTTCGTTTTACTGTGATTTTAAAAGCAAGACAGCTTGGAATTTCAACAATTTCGGCTGCTTATTGCGTTTGGCTTATGTTGTTCCATCGCGATAAGAACGTTCTTGTTATCGCAACAAAGTTTGCTACCGCTGCGAATCTCGTAAAGAAGGTTAAAAATATAATGAATTATCTTCCGGAATGGATGCGGGTAGCAAAAATTAAAGTTGACAATAGAACATCCTTTGAGCTTTCAAATGGATCTCAAATCAAAGCTGCTTCTACTTCCGGAGATGCCGGTCGTTCGGAAGCATTGTCTCTTCTGGTGATTGACGAGGCAGCACATATCGACGGACTTGGAGAATTATGGACAGGTCTTTATCCAACTCTGTCAACGGGTGGTCGCTGTATTGCTCTATCTACCCCTAATGGTGTCGGTAATTGGTTTCACAAAACATACGTTGACGCAGAAGAAAAGCAAAATGATTTTAAGCCGATTATTCTCCCATGGGACGTGCATCCCGAAAGAGACCAAGCTTGGTTTACTAAAGAAACTAAAAACATGTCTCGAAGACAAATAGCGCAAGAATTAGAGTGTAACTTTAATACGTCCGGTGATACTGTCATACATGCGGACGATATAGCATGGCTAAACGAACAAATAAGAGAACCTCAATATAGAACAGGATATGATAGGAATTTTTGGATATGGGAGAAACACCAAGAAGGAAGCACTTATTTATTGGTAGCGGATGTAGCAAGAGGTGACGGTGCAGACAATTCAGTGTTTCATGTTTTAAAATTAGAAACTATGGAAATTGTAGCAGAATATCAGGGCAAGCCAAATCTTGATATGTATTCTCAAATGATATTCTCGGCGGCAACAGAGTATGGAGAGTGCCTCTTAGTTGTTGAAAATAATGGAATTGGCATTTCGGTTTTGGAAAAACTAATTACTCTAGGATATCAAAATATCTACTACTCGATCAAAGGAACTCATGAATACATAAGCCAAACTCAAGGCGAACATATGGCAAATACTGTTCCGGGTTTTACAACATCGATCAAAACAAGACCTTTAGTGGTGGCAAAACTTGAAGAGTTTGTAAGAAATAAAATTTTAAAAATATATTCCTCTAGGACATTTCATGAATTTAGAACCTTTATTTGGAATAATGGAAAACCACAAGCAATGAGATCGTATCATGATGACTTAATAATGTCTCTAGCTATTGTATGTTGGGTACGAGATACAGCACTAACTGTTTCAAAGAGAGATGTAGAATACAAAAAAGCAATGTTGGGTGGTATGTACTTAAAAACAAATCGCCTAAATACTACCATAAAGGGAATGGAAGGTCATAAAGACGATTTCAAAACTAAATATGAAGAAGAGTTGTCTTTGCCGACAAAGTTCCCATGGATCTTCAAAGGATAAAAATAAGTGGCTAAAAAGAAAAGAAATTTGGGTAAAAACCCATATAATCCGGAAAATAATTTATTTCGTTCACTAACGAGATTGTTTTCTGGTCCTATAACCAATAGAAGAACACAGACCGGTCGACAACTTCGAAGAAGACATTTGGATATATATGCCAATCGTTTCAAGTCAGCATCTGGTAAGCAGTTTAAGAAAGTGGAATACAACCCCATGACTGTTCTCGCTGCGAATATGATTTCGAATAGAAATCGTAGTGAAAGATATGTTGATTTTGATCAAATGGAATACACACCAGAAATAGCTTCTTCATTAGATATATACGCCGATGAAATGACTACTCATTCTTCTCTACAAAACATGTTAAGAATTAGTTGTCCAAACGAGGAGATAAAGTCAATACTAGATAATCTTTACCATAATGTGTTAAATATTGAACACAACTTGTTTGGGTGGTGTCGTACCATGTGTAAGTACGGAGACTTGTTTTTATACTTGGATATCGAAGAAAAAATGGGTATAAAAGCATGCATAGGATTACCAGCACAAGAAGTTGAAAGATTAGAGGGTGAAGATGAATCTAATCCCAATTATGTTCAATATCAATGGAATTCTGCTGGTATGACTTTGGAAAATTGGCAAATGGCACATTTCAGAATATTAGGAAATGATAAACACGCACCTTATGGAACTTCTGTATTGGAGCCCGCGCGAAGAATTTGGAGACAGCTTACTCTATTAGAGGATGCAATGATGGCATATCGTATTGTTCGTTCCCCCGAAAGAAGAGTTTTTAAAATAGACGTTGGGAACATTCCTCCACAAGACGTTGAACAATACATGCAAAAAGTCATGACTCAAATGAAACGACATCAAGTTGTTGACCCCACAACAGGACGACTAGATTTAAGATATAACCCTTTATCAATTGAAGAAGATTATTATATCCCGGTGAGAGGCCAGTCGCAGACTGATATACAAAATCTAGCTGGTGGTCAATTTACTGGTACCGTTGAAGATGTTAAGTACCTAAGAGATAAGCTGTTCTCCGCCCTTAAAATACCCCAATCCTATCTTACGATGGGAGAGGGAGCGACAGAAGATAAGACCACTCTTGCCCAAAAAGATATTCGTTTTGCTCGAACAATACAGAGACTACAAAGAGTAGTTATTTCCGAGCTTGAAAAGATTGGTATTATACATTTGTTCACAATGGGTTTTAGAAATGATGATCTATTATCATTTAGCTTGAAGCTTAACAACCCTTCAAAGATAGCAGAATTGCAAGAACTGGAACAATGGGACAAAAAATTTAGTGTTGCTGGTAATGCAACTGAGGGTTATTTCTCTAGAAGATGGATTGCTGAGAAGCTTTTTGGATTATCGGAAGAAGAATTTTTGCGAATGCAAAGAGAGATGTATCATGATAGAAAATTCGCCGCTAGCTTGGAAGCCGCAGGTCAAGCGCCTGAAGCCGGAGCAGGTGGAGGTGGCCTAGGAGATCTTGGCGGTGGAGAAGGTGACCTTGGTGATTTAGGCGGTGGAGAAGGTGACCTTGGTGATATTGGTGGAGATGCACCTGCTGATGAGCCGGCTGGTGACACAGGTGGAGATGATGAGATACTTCTTGCTGAGCCACCTGCTAAGCGAGATGATGAAAAGAAAAAAGAAGATAAGCCAAAATACAAAAGAGGTCGATATAAGAGACATAAAACCTCCTACTCCAAGGGAGGCTTATCAAAGCAATTAAAAAGAACTCACACACCAGAATTTGGTGATACCAATAGGACACTGTTTCCCGGCAAGTCTGGTTTCGGTGGACTTGATTCTCTAGCTAGAGGAGTTACTGAGGGTACTGACGTGAATAAAATAGAAGAAGAAAAACTATTTAGTACATCTCGGCAAGTAGATCTGTTGATTGAGAGTTTATTAAAAACAAAGGTAGCAGAAGATGAAACACAATAAGAAAAGAAATACCGCTTTTCTTTACGAATGTCTTTTAAAAGAATTGACAAAAACAATTGTAAGGAAACAAGCTAATGATAAGGAGAATGTAATCTCAATAATAAGAGAAAATTTTTCCAAAGGAAAGATTCTATATCATGATTTGCAATTATATAAATCGATATTGGAAAATAATGATAAGATGACATCGGACTTTTCAAAGCGTTTTCTTGTTGAGACTCAAATTGATTTTAAAAAAATCAATAGAAAGTCTGTCTTTAACGCACAGACAAAGTTAATTTCGCAAATCAATCAAAGTTTGGGATCCAATGTGTTCAAGAATTTTGTTCCAAATTACAAAGATATAGCAACTGTTGGAACTTGGCTAAATTCAGATTCGTTAAATGCAAAATCTAGATTAATCGTTGAGACAAAGGTGTTGCAAATATTGACGCCTAAAAACAACCAGAAAAAAGAAATGCGACATATTGATAATCTAACATATCAAACGTTTATACAAAAATTCAATGAAACCTATAAAAGATCTTTGGGTGACAATCAAAAAGCATTGCTTACAAATTATATTGTGTCTTTTTCTGATAATGGGCTTGGACTTAAAACATTTATGAACGAAGAAATAAGTAGGATCAGAGAAAACCTAAGCAACATGTTAAAAAAGAATAACCTAGATGAACAATACAGAAGTAACACACAGAAGGTTTTAGATAAACTCGATTCTTT